TGAAGTAAAAAGACTATCAGAAAAATTAAAAGATCAACCTACAGATAAAAGTAAGTATCAAGCACAAGAAGGTATGCTTGTAAAAAATCCTGAACAAGGGTTTTTATTTCGTAGACCTGATTTAAAAGTTACAGGTCCTAATATAGATAGGTTTGAAGAAGGATTTGTTCCGGGGATATCTGATAATCCACCTGCAACGAACTTAGATCAACAAACATTTTTTGATGATTATGAATTTGGTGATATTAAAAAAGCAATTAAGAAAACAGAAATACAAGGGTTTGAAAAGTATCCTTACATATTTACAGGAGTAAAAGCAAAAAAGGGCAAAAGTAGTTCAGCTTTCGGCCCAATGCAAATAACAAAAGCTCTTATAGAAGATTTTGAAAAGAGAAGTCCAGATTACAAAACTCTTAGTAAAGAAGAAAAGAATTATCTTAAAGCTTTAAAAATACAAGGTGAGGATAAGATAAACCAAGAATTATACGGCACTCTTAAACGTGGCCCTAAAGAATTAAGAAGAAATGTAAATGCACGAAAACTCTATGGTAAAAAAGCAGAAGGACTAAAACCATACGGAAAAGGTATTATTGATCCAAAGTTGCATCAAAGATATTACGATAAAATTGCTGATGTAATACTTCTTCACAAGTTAGGAGATCATAATAATATAAAAGATGCACTTGCTTCTTACGGAGAGGGTGAAAACTACTCAGAAAAAGTTTTAAATGATTTATTGGATATTATACAAATAAAATAATATCTAAATAAAATTCGTCAGCTACCCAGTATTCTATTGGCCCTGACAAACCGAAGCAGCTACCCACAGCCAGTGGCACTGCATGAATGAGGTAAAAACTATGGCAAAACAAAAAGTTCGTGGCGTAAGAGCCAACAAACCAAATGACTCCGATGGAGTTGTAAACAATCCTAGCCTTTATCGTGGCAAATACAGAGACGATGTATACAAAGACGATGAGGAAGAACAAGTTCAAGACCCCACAGAAGAGGTGGCTACTCAAGAACAAGAACAACAGGAAGAAACTTTCGTATCTGTAAAGAAAGAAGAGACTACTACAGAGCATGATTACAAGAAACGGTATGATGATCTGAAGCGTCACTACGATCAAAAGATACAGGAGTTCAAGACAGAGAAACAAGAATTAGAAAGTGCAATGCAACAGTCTAATGTAAACGTTCCTCTACCGAAAACTCCAGAAGAACTCGAAAAGTTTAGACAAGAATATCCTGATGTCTACGATGTTATGGAGACTATAGCTTCAGAAAAAGCTAATCAACAAGCTCAAGGACTTCAAGAAGAACTTAAAACTTTGAGAGATCGTGAGAAAGAAAATTTGGTTAAGGTAGCTTATCGTGAACTCAAGACTTTACATCCTGACTTTGAAGAAATAAAAACGGATGAAAAGTTCTTACAATGGCTAGAAGAACAACCAAATACCATTAGTGATGGTGTGTTAAAAAACAACACAAATGCTCGACTAGCTGCAAGGGTTATTGATCTTTATAAAGCAGACATGGGGATCACGACCAAAAAACAGAGCAAAAAACCAGACGTTTCTGCTGCAATGTCTGTTACACCTCCAAGAGCAAAGGAGATAAAAACAGACGCTAATGCAAACAAAAAAGTTTGGAAAGGCTCAGACATCGCCAAGATGAAACCGTGGGAGTTTGAGAAGCTAGAAGCTGATATAGACTTAGCACGGCAAGAAGGGCGAATTGATATGAACAGCTAAAACCTCAAAAAAGGAGAGAGAAAATGGCTTTCGGAACTGCTGCAGGATACGGAAATTTACCTTCTGGTAATTTCGCTCCTCAGATATTTAGCCAAAAAGTTCTCAAATTCTTCAGACGTGCTTCGGTTGCAGAAGATATTACGAATACTGATTACACAGGAGAAATTGAAAACTTTGGCGACACTGTGAATATTATCAAAGAACCAACAATAACTGTATCCAGTTATACAAGAGGTTCTGTGGTAAATACTCAAAACTTGGCTGACGATCAAATTACATTGACCGTTGACCAAGCAAACGCATTTGCATTTAAGATTGATGACATCGAAGAGAGACACTCTCATGTCAACTTTGAAGCATTAGCAACTTCATCAGGTGCTTTTTCTTTGAAGAGAAAATACGATGCAAACGTGTTACAATCTTTATCAGACGGTGCAGGTATTGCAGGTGCTGATGATGCAAGTGTTTCAGGTGGTTTAACAACTACTAATACAGCTTTAGGTACAGCATCTGCTCCTATTAACGTAGAGACAGATGATGCAGGTATCAACCTCATGCTATTAATGGCAAGAGTGCTTGACGACCAGTCTGTGCCAGAAGAGAATAGATGGTTTGTTGCACCTCCGATCTTCTACGAGAAGATGTTTCAAGCAGGTAACAAGATTGCAGAAGTACAGGTAACTGGCGATGCTTCTTCTAACCTAAGAAACGGACTTGCAACTCCGGGTACACTTGCAGGATTTACATGCTACAAGTCTACAGCTTTAAACAGCACAAGTGGAACTGATCAGGTAACAATGTCAGGATTAGCAACTGATGCTTCTGAAAACGTTATCTTAGCAGGTCACATTTCTGCTGCGGCAACAGCGTCTCACATCGCAAAGACTGAAGTGGTACGTTCAACTGAATCATTCTCTGACGTTGTTAGAGGACTACATGTTTTTGGTAGAAAAATTCTTAGACCAGAAGCATTAGTTCGTGGCGTCATTGACTTTGCTTAATAGGGAGGACTAACTATGGCTACTTATGATAGAACCATCACTGGTGGTGGCACAGTAGGGCATCCGGGTAATCTACCTAGACCCTATGTAATTACATCCCCTGTCTATGATGCAGTTGACAATACTTCATTAGCAGGTGATGACATCGTTAAGCTAATTGATTTACCTGCTGATAGCATGGTCATTGGTGGAACATTAGAAGTTCTTGAAGCTTCTGGTAACGCCAATGTTACTCTTGATGTAGGTACATCAACTGACGTTGATGCTTTTGTTGACGGTGGAGCAAGTAACGCTGCTGCTGATATTCAGTTCAACCTGAAGGCTGCAGGTGGTAACATAGTTACTTCTGCTGACTCTGTTCAAGTAACAATACTTGATTCAGGATCTTCAGGAACAACTGCGTTACGTTTCAGAGTACACGCTGTGATTTGTGACATCTCTGTGAACCCTGTTGAGACTGCTACAGTTTCTACTGGAACATAAAACTACTACGAGAGAGCAGGGCAACTTGCTCTCTCATCTTTCTAAGGGGGTTAATGTCATATATGCGAGGGTAAGATATGTCATACCTAATAAGTAATATACCACACTTTAAGTGTTGGGTACGAAAAGAATTTACACACAATCACCAAATGTATCATGGTGAATATTTACACGGACTAGCAATAGCCGTAAACACAGTGCCAGACAGATGTCTAAGTTTTCAAGTTGTATTTACAGGATGTGAAAGTGATGACGATGAAAACGAACCGAACGTACACGGTGGTGCAATGTGGGCAAGGATGCCAATAACAGCACTCGTTGCTGATATACCGTACGAAGAGTGGCCGCAGATAATGCCAACGCATTTAGCTCAGCCGTGGGATTGTAGCTCACATCATCACTCGGTAGTACGATTAGATAGAGTTAGTTCATCTCCGTGGATTTGCAAAATAGACGGAGAGTTTCATAAAGGACAATATCTATTTACTGTAGATTACACAGAAAGTGACATAGCAGACGATCCTGCACAACACAAACAAAGTCACGTATTACAGTTAATAGATGCAGGTGATTGGACAGGCAACATAGTTGCTTTGCCAAACAACAGAGTAAGGGCAACAAGTCCTGCACTTTGGGAGACTGGGGAAGGTCCACCAGACTTTAGACCGAGCCAGTATATACACAATGCAGAGATTCACGAAACTTATCTTGATCCTGCAGTAACATTTGATAATCTATACTCGGAGAATGACGAATGATGAAGAAAAAGAAAATGATGCGTGGTGGCGGCAAAACCAAAAAGATGATGGCTAAAGGTGGTGCTGCAGGTGGCAAGAAAAAGAAAATGATGATGAATGGTGGTGCTGTAGCCAAGAAAAAGAAAATGATGCGTGGTGGTGGCAAGACCAAAAAGATGATGGCAGGGGGTGGCCGCACAAAGATGGCATCTAAAGGTGGTGCTAGAGGTGGCAAAAAGAAATAGCCATGACTAAGAAACGTGGGA